TCACTTGTTCCAATAGTACCTGTAAGATTTTGTTGTTGGAAACTAAATATAATATTAGATGGGGTTGCTGAAGAATCTGATGAATCATCAAAAGCAAATACAGGCGAATCTAAACTACCAATTAGTAATTTAGCGGATGTACCTGGATTACCATCTGCACCTTGTTTAGTTCGTGTAAGTGACATTGTTTTAATCAATCGTGTACTTGAACTAACTGCGTTAATTGTTAGTGACCCCGAATCAGCACTTAGGCCTGTTATACTAAAATGATTATGACCTGCCGTTGTTGCATTACCTGACGAACCACCTGCTGATTGTAAATGTGAAAATGTTGTTCCTGTCGATGCCGTAGCAGAGAATAAGTAATTAGATGATTTGTCTGTAACACCTTCGAATACTTTTACATCAGTTACACCACCTGCGAATGATGCAATACTACCACCCGAATCTGCAGGAAAGTTATGATTCTCATTTGTTAAGAAAGCGGTAACTGCATCCGTTCCATCTGTACCAGATGTTCCACCTTCTACTTTAAATACTTTTATACTATCTGTAAATGAGTCTTTACTTACTTCAATTGTAATTGGTAAATGAGTTTTAGATACGACTTTACCTGCCGCCGGAGTTGCCCCATTATCAAATGTAATACTACCACTTAATAAACCAGAACCATCACTTACATTACCACCTAATGATGGTGTTGTGATTGTTCCACCACCATTCTTAGTAATGGTAACATTACCTGTTGAAAGTGCCCCACTTAAATTTTGTTGATTGATAATAAACGATATTGAACTTGGTGTTGCAGTAGTATCTGCAGATGTATCAAAAGCGTAAACTTGAGAATCAACAGTAACTTGTAATGTTTTAGCATTAGAACCTGCGAGACCTGCAGTACCTTGTTTTGATTTAACCAAGGACATTGTTTTTGCAAGTTGTGTACTTGAACTTACTGCAGTAATTACTACTGACCCACTATCGTGTCCTGCTGCTGATATTGTTAATACATTTCCATTTGTACCACCCAATGCTGATGTTACTCCTAAACTACCTGTTCTACTATAAGAATAGTTTTCAGTTACATCTACAACACCTTCAAAGACAACCATTTCTGAAGTTGCGCCATTAAAACTAACAACTGTTCCATCTGATTGTGCAGCGAAGGTATGTGCTTCATTGGTTAAGAATGCCGTTACTGCATCTTGACCATCAGAACCTGGTGAACCATCTGAACCACCCTCTACCTTAAATAATTTTATTGTATCGGTTAATCCATTTTTAGTTGCTGATATTGTAATTGGGAAATGTGATTTAGTTCCTTCTATACCACCTGCATTTAGATTATTTCCAAACACAATACTACCACTTGCTATACCACTAAACTTTCCATCAGTAGAAGTTACATTAGTATTGTTGAAAGCAAAGTTTGTAATAGCATCATCACCTTGAGTTGTGATTGTAACATCACTACTTCCAATTGCGGCGTTTAAGTTTTGTTGGTTAAATGAGAATATAACATTTGTAGGTGTAGCCGTATTATCTGATGCACTATCAAATGCCATCACTTGTGAATCTAAACTTGCTACTAATGTTTTAGCATTAGAACCTGCGAGTCCCTCTGCACCTTTTGCACCTGCAGCACCTGCGGTTGATTTTGCAAGTGACATAGTTTTAACTAATTGAGTACTTGCACTAACCGCGGTTACTGTTAAAGAACCACTATCATGTCCCATTGCGGTTATACTAAATGTATCTGTGCTTTGATTAAAACTAACACCCAACGAACCTGTTCCACTAAATGAATACTTTGATGTCTTATCAGTAATACCTTCAAAGACAACCATATCAGTAACACCTTGACTAAAGTCTGATACTGTTCCTGATGAGTTTGCAGGGAATGTATGTGATTCGTTAGTTAAGAATGCCGTTACTGCATCTTGACCATCTGTACCTGGCGTTCCGTCTGCACCACCTTGTACTTTAAATATTGTTGTACTATCAGTTATATCATCTTTAGTAACCGATAGGGTTAATGGTAAGTCAGTTTTATTTAATGACAATCCACTAAAAGATAAACTACCACTTTGTTGTCCTGACCCTGATACTATTCCTGAAGTCCCACCTAATGATGGTGTTGATATTGTTGAACCACCTGCTTTAGTGATTGTGATATCACTTCCTGCGATTGTAGCTGACAGGTTTTGTTGACTGATTGTAAAGTTGATTACATTCGGAGTTGCGGAAGTATCCGTTGAATCATCAAATGCGTACACCGATGAGTCGGTTGTTATTTGTAATGACTTTGCAGTTGCAGATTCCGTTACGGCGTTAATTGCTTCTTCTACTGATTGAAATCCACCTTCTGGTGCAGTTATTTGAATAGTACCTTTTACTACTAAGTTAGTACCATCCCATGTAAATTTATCACCTAATGAGAATTTTGAATCCGAACCTAAAAAGAATCCTGTGTTTGTATTACCATGTGTTCCGACACCTGTAAACAATTTGGAATCTTGCATTTTGATTCCACCAATAGAACCTGTGTTTGCTATTATACCACCTTGAAGGAATACATTATCAGTTGCCAATCCAAATCCTGGATTTGAATTACCGAATACATAAGATGAGTTAGCCAACCCACTTAAATCACCCAATCGAACTTTTAATCCAACATCATATAATCCACTACCTGTTCTTTCAACAATATCCATAAACGGAGTATTGGTGTCTCGTGGATTTGCATTCATTTTAATGTAACCACTACCACTCAGTCCAGTTGATACTATCACCTGACCTTCATCGTATGGTTGAGCTGCTGATGCTAAATCACCAACAAAATCACCTTGTGACCCACTTCCATATCCTCTTGTTACATATAGTCTACCATGTACTTCGTCTGCGCCAGAATTATCACCATCAAGTGATGCCGAGTTTACTAAAATATATTCTGTTTGGAATCCTGTACTATCTACTTTTTTAGCTAATAGAATTTCACCAACAGTAAACCCACTTGCATTCTTAACTGACATTGTTGTGTCATTTGCAGTAATGTTTGACCCTGTTAATGTTGTTGCGTTAGTAACCCATAGTTGACCACCAACTGCGTTTACAGATTCTTTCTCAAATGTAGTTGTTCTTAGAGTACCTCTAATTCTTACATTTTCAAACTCTGCAGTTCCATTACCTTCTGAAGATATTTTCCATCCTTTAAAATTACTTGCGAAATCTTTTGTCTGTAAAATACCCTCTGGTTTCATTATAAGATTACCACCCTCAATGGATGATGTTGTAATGTCCCATCCACCAATAGATGCTGATTGGAATATAGCAAATCCATCGGCGTCAATAGATGACGAGGCGTTTTGTCTTGTAGAAGGGTTTCCACTAATTTGTGCAGGAGTACGAATGTTGTTTGCAGTAACTGCCCCTAAGATAGTTACACCATCTGTAATCGTACCACCTTCTATTAATACTTTTGATGCGGTTATATCACCTTGAGCTTTTAATCTTAATGAATTGTCTGATGACCTAATCTCATCTGAAACAACCTCAAATCCTGCAATAGATGCAGATGCGAATCTTGCAAAACCATCTTGGTCAATTGACGATGATGCGTTTGCTTTAGTTGAAGGAGCACCATTAACTACGGCAGGAGTCCTAATTTGATTTACTGTAAGTGATGATTTTATTGTTGCGTTTGTACCAATTATCAATTGACCTGTGTTTGGGTCTAAGTGAAAGTCAGATGAACTAATTTCAATCTTACCATCCGAACCACTCATAAATTGACTACCCGGCGTACCTATAAAAAACTTCTCTGCTTTTACATCTAATAAACCACTACCTGATGTTGTGAATATAAGGTGACTCTTATCATTCTCAGATACGAACTCAAATCCGACACCTTCCATTAAGTCACTACCAACTACCAAGTTACCACTACCAGAATATATTAAAAATCCACCTGGCCCTTTTCCTTCGGATGCGGATGTAAATCCTTTATATCCAACAGACCTTAAGAATCCACTACTTGCTCCACCGATTTCAATACCACTACCTAATGCGTTTGATATAAAAATAGAACCTGTTATTAAAGAACCCTTACCACCAATGAAAGTAGTAGAACCTGGAAATACCACATCTTCTATTATAATGAAGGTTTCCGATGGTTCGTTTTTACTATTTAAGAATTCTATTCTAATAGTCTTGGGGTCACCAATATGTTGAGATGGTATTGGTATTGTAAATATGAAGTCTGAACCATCAGTTGGTTCTATATATCGTGTTGTTGCAATTGTTTCAAAATCAGTACCAAGTCCTTGTGATTTAACAGAGGTTCTTAGTAATTCAATTTTACCTGCAACTGGGTCGGCACTTGTGATTGTAAATGTAGATACTGTTTGTAGGTTTTGTGATGTTCCTACCGATGCCGATGAAAAATATTCAATGTGAGCAGGAATTGTTGCTGCATCACTAAATCTGTACTGGTGGTCTTGACTACCCGTTATAGGGTCTTTTATTTGTAATATGTTACTACTTGATACACTTAAGATAGATGATGTAAAGTTTGTTGGTTGTGCAACACCTTTTTGTCTTGGGAAAATAGTTTGTGATGATAAATCTAATCTTACTTCACCACCAATCATCATACTATTAAATCCAGTACCAGCCGTTTTGGTTAGAATTACATCATCACCAAAAGTTGACCTTTGATACTTGACACTATGTGTATCTGTTGTTAATGTTAGGGTTGCGTTTCTACCCTGACCCAATTCATCTTCAGTTTCTTGATTTAATTCAAATGTACTAAATGGTTGTAAACTTGCAGATATTGATGCGAGTGGTAAAATCTTTTCATCAAAAATAATATCGGAAGAAGACCCTTGATTTACTCTTACAGGAATATCTCTATTCCATCTTACTGCGTTTCCATTTCTAGCCGTACCTACAATTGTTACTTTTGCAGTTCCAGATGCGGTATTTTCTGATGGGTCTGTTCTATCTGTATAAACCCAAATACTAACTATCTTACTTCCATCTCGTTCCTTTCCATTCATTATCTCAAAATAGATTGGATTTCCTTTTGAATCAAGAACCTCTATTTGTATTTCAGAGTTTCTTTTAAGTGAGTTGGAACCTGTTAGTCGTATTGTGTTTTTACCTGACCCAAAGAATTCGGGCACTTCCGTTACATTAAAAAATGTTGAGGTTGGATTGGTATCCTCTACAACAGGTGGTTTCGCAGGTGAAAATCGTGGGGTCGGTCCAGACCTTGCATCTCTCAAACTCGCACTTGTTCTTGGTGCGAATTGTTTGTTTAGATTTTTCTTACCTCTTCTTCTGAATGGTATTGCCATTTATACTCTCCATATATAACTATAAATATGAAACTTTTGAGAACCCACGAACTTTACTGATATCTATTATTTGGTCTACCATGTCTCTCGTTTTGTCAATATGACTTATTGTTACAATAAAATCAAATTGTGTCTTAAGGTAATCAAATAATAAATATAGAGAATTAAAGTTATCAGTATCTAAAGAACCAAATCCTTCGTCAATAGCGATAAAGTTTGGTCTTGGTAAATTAGATACATTTATTAACGCAGTTCTTATTGCGATAGAAGATATAAACTTTTCCATACCACTTGTTAATTCAAGAGGCCAGTATTCATCAGTACCATATGCGATATATGAATTGATGTTTTTACCATCTGTATTTAGTAGTACTTGGAAGTCTACTATTGGTTGTAGTATGTTGTTTATTTCTATTTCTAATTTTGGTAATACTTCGGATATTAGTTGATACGGAATCCCATCTCGTCTAACACACTTAAGATAAAACTCATATCCATCGTACTTGATTTCCATATCACGAAGTTTTTCTATTGATTCATTAACTTGTTGTATAGACTTTTCTGCTAATTTTATATCAGAGTTAATCGACATTACTTCTTCGTTAACCTCGGATATTTTGTCTTTTAAAGTTTCTCGTGTGTTTTTAAAAGAATCAATTCTTTCATTTACTAACTTGTTGTGTTCAACTGCTTGTTGTTGCTTATTTGCTTTGTCAATTGTTTTAGATAAAGTCTGTATTTCGGATTTGTAGTTATCTACCAACTTAATACACTCATCATAAACCTTTGTTGCATTTAACCACTCTTTACCCAAATCCAATTGTTCATCTACCAATGATTCATAGTCTTGTAGTTGGTTTCTAACATCAAAGTCATTTCGGTCTTCTAATACTTTTATCTTAGTTTTAATTAACTTTTCATATTTTGAATTTTGACTCTTAATGTCTTTTTGTAATTGTTCTGCTTGTTTAGCGAATGGTGTATTTTTATTCTGTACACAATGTTCACAATTGTCATCAAAGGTCAATTGCCCAATACCATCTAAGTGAGACCTCATATGTTTTAAGTCTAACTCAATGGTCTGAGATTGTTTTTCTAAATCATTAAATTTTATATTTAAAGTTTCATACTTAATATTCTTACCTTTAAGTTCTTTAATATTTAATTTCTTTAATTTAGATTCTATATCTTTTTGTTTGGCTTCGATATCATTAATCTGTAATTTATTGAAATCACATTCTGAGTTTTGATTGTCTAAAAGAACTTTGACCTCGTCTAACTTAGATTCTAAGGTTTCGATATCACCGATATCCTCGACTGGTTTTAAAGTTCTCATTTCAAACTCCATTTTCATATTGGTGTTATCTAACTTTAATTCGAGTTCATCTTTTCTTTCTTGTAACTCATCTAAAGAACCTGTGATTGATGTTAGAGATTGTTCTGCTTCAATTAACTGACTTGGAAAGTCTTCTTTCTTATATTCTCTAAGTAATGTGTTCAACTCTCTAATCTCTTCACTTGCTATCGTCCATAAATCTTCGAATACATCCATATCCAAAAATTGTGCTAATAGTTCTTTTCTTTCCTTTTGAGATTTTTCTATGAACCCACTACTATTAGATTGTGTTGACATCGCAGTTAAAACAAAGTCTTCATATGTTCCAATGTACTCACGAATGATTGCATTGGTCTCTCTTCTTTGTTCACCATTAAGTGATTGTCTTTCACCATCTACAATACGATAAAACTCCACATCAACTTTTACAGTTCCTCTTTTTGGACTTTTCTTTGCTTTTCGTTCTATAAAGTATTGTACATTATTTAATTCAAATTGGAACTTACAATCAAATCCCATTTTAGAATAGTTTAGAACATCCTCTGCTCTGATTGTCCTTGAACATTTATCAAACATACAAAAAGACAATGCGTCCCATAGAGTTGACTTACCACTTGCGTTTGGTGCGAATATCCCATATGCACCTTTCATGTTAGTAAAATCAATTACATTGTTAGTACCATACGAGAACATATTAGAAAACTCAAATCTTCTTGGAATCCAAGTTGAATTACTAATAACATTATGTTTACCGAGTTTATCGTTTATGTCATTATTAATCTGAGTAACTACTTCAAGTTGTTCTTTTGTAAGATGGTCAGTCTCTTCTAAATATTCAGAAATTAATTTGTTTTGAAATCCTGTATCTCTTACATTTTGTAAAACTATTGATTGGTGTTCTACATCTCTTTTTCGAGTAAGAACTTTCTGTACTGTTAGTTCTTGAACATCCCTACCTTTTTTTATTTCTGCTATAAGTTTGTTTAGTTGTGATGTCTTAGTATCTTTTACCCTTACTCTTATTCTTGGTTTATTTGGAATGTAGTTATCAGATACTATCTTACCATTCTCAATATCAATAGTAACATAACCATAATCATTGTGAACTTCGATAAACTTACTTTGTAAAGTTTCCATGTCCCAAACTAAAATACCATGCTTTGGATATTTAGCCTCACCATGATTTTGAACTATAAGTGAACCTGGATATTTTATATGTGAATTACCCATTACTGAATTATTAGGTTTATGAATATCACCTAATAAAACTAAATCAAAATCAGTAAAGTGAGATACCTTAACATTTTTGTTTTGAATCACAAATCCATGTTCCGTTTCTATATTATCTACGGGGCCATGGAATACACCAATTCTACCATTATTCTTTTTATAGTCTTTTGCTTGTGGGAATCCTTCAGAAGTATCCCATATTGATTTATGTATAAATGTATAACCACCAATACCATAACCACCTGTATCTCTTAGGTAGTAAAGGTTTTTGTGGTCTAATGCTTTCATGATTGGACTGAGTGCATCAAGTCTTGATGTGTTGTTTAGATTTGCATCGTGATTACCAGGAATTACAATAGTTGGTAATAAGTCTGCTAACTTACAAAAGAATTCTTGAGTTAAATCTACAACCTCAGGTGACATATCTGTTTTTGCGTGAACAATATCACCTGCAATATAGATGATATCATTTTCACCCATAGTAGATAATATGTGTCCATACAATTGTGAGAATACCTCACGATACTCTTTATGTCTTTTTAGATTTCTAATATGAACATCGGCAATATGATATATCTTATCAATTTTCTCAACACCGATGTCGATGTATTTTATTTTTCTCATACATTAAAAAGCTGATACTCCATTAACTTTCTTAAGTCTAATGATGGTGTATCATAAATTTTTTGGTTTATATTTTCATAACCCATATCGGATGCGTCTTCCTCTCCCATATCAACCAAATGCGTATCTATCCCATACGACATAAACTTCTTTGAAAGACCTATGGCATTAGATAGAGCATCGGAATCTAAACAAATATACAACTTTTTTACTTTATTTGCAACTATTTTCTTTTCTAATTCCGATTGGATTGATTTTCCGAATAATGGTATTGCGTTTCTTCGTATTGCGATTGCGTCAAACGCCCCCTCACATAATACCAATGGTGTATCCCAATTTATTAAAAGGTCAAACCCTATAATGTTTTTAGATACCTTTGGATTCTTATGTTTAAATTTGCCTTGATAGAATGACCTACCTACAAAAAAGTTTAGCCGGCCTCTGTCATCATACGATGGTATAATAATCTTATCTTCATATTCTCCTGTTTCACAATATCCAATATTGTATTTAATTATATCTTCGGGTCTCAATCCCCTTTTTAACAAATAATTTAATGCGTGTTTATACTTGAAAGAATCTGACTTCTTATAAAGTGGTTTAAATTCCTTTGGTAATTCTACTTGCTCTACGATAGTATCAGTTTGATAATCTGAATTGTATCGATTTACCCTACTGAATATACTATTGTACTCATCCCATGTTGATTTGGATACACGAAGTTTCTTGAATAAGGTTTTAATTGTACGACCCTTTTCATCCGATATCCAACAATGCCATGGATTCTTACCATCAGAAGTAATTTTAATATTTACTTCTAACTTGGGTTTATAGTGGTCAACAAATGGTGAGTAAAACGCATAGTTATCACCTGATGTTCTCTTGGATTTACCAAGAACGGACTCCAATAATTGCAGTAGTCTATCTTCCATTTAATATAAAGTTACCTTAATATACGAAATTATTTCGAGAATGCAAAGAAATTTTGTGAAGGTTTTTCATCTATCCATTCTTGTGGGATTTCCTTCTTTGCCCATTTGAACCCATTCTTCTCACACCACTCGGCGTAAGTAGTTTTAGAACCTTTGTATATTTTACCATTTGGTGATTGTAATACAAACCTTAAATCCATCTCTGGATTTTGTTCTTTTATTAATAAATGTTTTTTTCTATCTTCAGGTAAAAACCACCCCTTGGATTCTATATAGATTCCATTTGGTAATTTAAAATCTGGTTTGTAAGTATGGTATGTTGCTGGTATTGTATATGATACTTCGTGTTTTTCATATTCACCATCGATACCTTGAGCTTGAAGTTGTTCATCAATTCGTGTCTCAAGGCCGGACTTATGTCCTTTTTGTTTTTGGATGTGACTCCAATTGCCTTTTTTATTCATAACTATTCAAAATCTAATCGAATATCAATCGTTACATCAACATCTTGTCGTTTCTTTAATGGCGAACCTAATTTACCTATTGCGAGTAAATCACCCGTATCATTGTATAAACCTACTGATGTTATATATGGTCTGAAATCTGACCCTGTTACAAACGCTTTTAATTCGTGATTATCTTCTGTACCACCTTTTCTTAAAGTGTTGTTTTGTGATACATTATATTCATTTTTCCCAATCTCACATAATATGGATTGCATTTCTATTTTCTTTGTTGACTTATATGTAAACTCATATCCCTTGTCTGTATAATCAAAGTCACCATTTCCTAAGAAACAATTTTGATATTTGGGTCTTGGGTCTGTTACTACTATTAATCCTTTTTGATAATATACATAACCAACATCTCGTGTTTGATATGCCGACCCACTTATCACATGATTGTTTGATAAAGAACCTACATGCGCAGGTGTTAAATGTCTATTATAAATTCTGACCTCATCTACTGACCCACTTGTTCCTGTGAATTTTCTTAATCCCCCATTGTCACACATTATAGTAATATCAGCTTCATTGGAGAATGTTCGTCTTTGTGATGTTATTACATTTCCAACTAAAGTACCATCTATATAAAAGTTAAATCTATTTTGTAATGGATTAAATGAATTATTGTGCGTTACTATAATATTATGCCAGTTATTATCATTATACTTTGTAGATGAACTTAAAGTCATTATAGGTTTTTTGTCTTCCCTACCATCACTATACTGAAAAACTATCTGTCCGTTTTTTGCACCTGCCGTTTGATTGTGTACACTAATATCAAATGGGAACTGTCCATCTGTTGAAGTATCTAATCGTCTCGTGATTGATGGTGCAGTTGAATACGGGTCTACTTTTTGATTTGATTTCTTTATAAGAGTATTAGTAGTATTATCTGTAAAAGATTGGCTTGGCGGTAACTTTACCCATAAAGAAATACCAAAGTCATTTTGTGGTGTAAAGAAAGTATAATGGGAAGTTCCCATTGTTGTATATAAATGGGATTGTTGTGTCATATGTACACCATACCCACTTGAACTAACTTCTCCTGTTGTAGTAATACCAGGAACAACTTTTGCTTTACTTATGTAAACATCTCTTCCATCAGGCCCATCGTCTTTAGACTTTTTGTAAAATGTATTAAATGTACCATCTTGAAATCCTAAGTAAAACTTTAAATTCTTTTTAGGTACAAAGTTAGTATTGTCTATTACCGTATCGTATAAGATACCACACTCGTTTGTATGTTTTGATTCACTTAAAAATAAAGAAGAAGATGCGGCTAATTTAGAATGGTCTGTTACTGTTACTGAACCTGGCTTTATACCCAACCCAAATTTATTTTGAGGTATTGATATAATAGATGCAGTTGGATGTAACAAGTGACCACCATGCCCACCTTTAAAACAACTTGCGTCAATTGTACTCCACATAATTTTCTGTGGAATCTTATTCATAACAGGAACTACTGCTCTTGATTGAGTAAGTAAGTCACTATCAAATTGTATGCCTTGATGTTTAGATTCAGAAACTTCTGTTCGAATACCATTTGGTGATATTCCTCTAAATGTAGATATTTCAAAAGATGATGAATGATTAGTATCAGTCACCACATAATTTTTATATGCCGTATAGGGATACTTGGTTATCCCTTGGTTGAATATCCTTTTGAAAACTTGACTCATACTTCATCGCTTTATTAGAAATCTAATTTAACTTTTATTAAAATTTCATTAGAGAAAGATTTCAATAGAGGTTTAGAAAGTTTAGCAATTGCCAACAACGAGTTGTCGTTATTATATAAACCAACACTTGTGATATAAGTTTTAGGGTCACCGATATAAGTAGTTTGTGCTAACTTACCTTCTGAACCTGAAATATATGTTGGGTTATTACTAAAGTTATACTCTGCATTTTTAGCTCTAACAAAATAAAATGTAGACTTTATCTCTTCTTCATTTCTTGCTTGGAATCCGTTTGCAGCATCTGCAGCCGCAGCTCCACTAATTGCCGTAAACAATCTATTGTGGTTTTGATTATCTGCTTGTGTTCTAACTGTTCCTAAAGATGCTGATGTGTCGAGTAATGCTGCACTTAATACAATGATACCATGTTGTGGATAAACTTCACCGAATACTCTTGATGAGTTTTGGATTCCGTTTAATAATGAACCACTTACAATATTGTATTTAGTTTGTCTTGCGTTACCTGATTGGTCTCTATCACCACTATCGTCAATTAACCTTAACATATCGTTTCCGCCAGAACCTGAGATACATAGTTCCCAATTTCCAGGGTCAAGTCTATCTTTTAATCTTGCTCTGTTTATTGCGATTGCGTAGACATCGTTTTGGTTCGTGTCATTAAATCTAAAGAACTTTTGAGAAGATGGTAATAAGACTTGTTGTAGTTGTGAGTAAATCGCTGATGAAGGTGAATCTTCATTCGTTCCTGCTGACCCACTACCAGCGTAGTGACCATATGAGATTGAGAACTGAGGTTCGTTTGTTGATACAGTCGGGTCGCCATTATAGATTTCATAATAATATGCTTTTTGGGTAGCTGATTGAAATGACGATGTATGGAATACTGTTAGTTCACCACTATTACCACTCCACAATCCTCGTGTTACTCTTTTAGTTCCGCCTTCTACAATATCTTCATTTGTAAATGCAGTATATACTTTACCACTACCGAAGTCGTATGCACCTGCTCCGATTACTGGTGTGTTGTTATTTTGGTTGTCGTCTCTTACTATATCTACAACTGGGTCTGTAACTACTACTGAACCACCACCTGTGTTTCCACTTGTTACACCGACAGATACTGATGAACCACCGCCACCGCCGCCTCCATTTTGCATGAAGACTTGACCGCCGAGTCCGAGGTTACCATAATAAGGTTGGTCTCCACCCATGCCGTAGTTACCAAATCCACCCTCAATTAATCCACCATTATAACCATTGAAGTTAATTCCCATGCCGCCGAAACCCAAGTTTCCTGAATTTCCGAATCCGTAACTACCACCATAATTGTTAAATACTGCCATAATCTATTCCTCTATGCGTTTGATGTTACTTTAGGCGTTACCGTTACATCAATCTCAGCTCTACCACCTGTTTCATTACCAATGATAACAATTCTTGTAGAAGTTGTTTGATTGATTGGTAAGTTTGTAGTTGGTTGAAATTGAAATGCAGTTCCTGTTACAGAAATTGCTTTTGCGGTTGCGTAAGTGTTAATATTAATAATTGCAGATTGTCTACCAGGTACTGCCCCTAATCCTGCGATAGTACCGACATCACTATTTAATAGTATTGCAGTATATCCTAAGTTTTCATTACCACCATTTTTGGTTACCACATTGATTGGTACAAGAATACTTTCCTCAGCAACATTAATCGATGAGATTGATGTTTCTAAGAATGGTAACTTAATAGTACTCTTTGGTAATGATAATAATTTATATTTCATTAGATATGATTCATCAGTAATTGCCTCTAACACAGGCATATTCTCTATAACGATACCATAAAAATCACTACCTAATGAGTGTGCTGGATTCCAAAGGTCGTAATCAACCTCATCGTCAGCCAATGCAAATTGTGTTATTGCAAATTTGTCTCTGCCTTCAGCTAATAGCTCTCTACCCTTCTTGGTAAGTATTGCGTCTACTGTTACAGATGAATTATCTAAAAATCCCATAGTTGTTTCCTCTTTTACTTATATAAATATAGTTTTTTTTATTTTTAAATCATTTTTCTAATATGATTCTAATTTTATCTATTTTAACCACCTCGGCGATTGTTTCTTATAAACCCACCTAAAGTTGTATTTGGACTTGCAGCCCCTGTTGAATTAGGATTGGTTTCATTAAAAATCCCACCTTGTTGGTTTGGTCGTTGTTGTCTGCCACGACTTCTGTTTATCATATCGTTAGCAGCATTTGTGTTAATACGAACTCCACTACCATTTGGTGTAGTTGTTGTAGTTGTTTGCGTACCTCTTGGTCTTGCTCTTACAACAGGGTTTGTTGTACCCAAACCTAAACCAGGCAAACTTCTAAATATATTGTTTTCTACTACAATTGTTTTCCCTTTAGACTTTACCTCATTATTATTGTTACTGAGAATGTGTTGTTTTACACTTACTAAAGTTTCTGGGTCTGCAATTTTAATTGTATCCGGCAAGTCACCTTTAACTTCATCACCTTTTACTACATCATCAGTATTGTATACTAATACATCTGATTCTACTTGAGTTACTATAACAACAGGTGAATTATCAGGAGTATCAGGAGATTTAGTTGTCAATGAATCACTTGATATTTTACATCCTTCAAAAAATAAGTTCTTTAAGTTACCTGTTAATCTATCATCTTGAATTTGTGAAAAATGGTATGATGCCGAATTTGCGAATTTAATTCCCAATGAAGCACTAACATCATTAGAATAAAAATACTTTGGTTCTAATGCGTACCTCGAAGGTCTTGAATTCAAGATTGTTGACCCCGTTGGTGAATATTCCCAATAACCATTTGAACCTGTAAAGTATGCACCAGATGCCGTATTAAATAATGCGATGTCGGTGAACTTATATATTGATGGTTTAAATGGGTCTCGTTCAATACTTGAAGTATAAGTTAAATAAGAACCTGATACAACATTCAGTACACTAATTCCAGGTGCCTCATATTGATGTTGTGTGTAATCAATATTATCAGGTCTTTTGTAATTGTTTCTTTCAAAGACATGAGGTTCAATCATTATACCTTTATGCCAATCTGCTCTCGCAGGTACAAGTTGCCTCATACTATCAAAGACAGACATATCATATCTTGACAACATTCCTATTATAATATTAAGAGCCGTTCCTCTATTATATTTTTGGAAATAGTTTCTTGCTCTAAAATCTAATAAATCATACCCGTCAATATTTCTAACATCAGTATCACCAATTAAATCATCAATCTCAAAATATCCTTCTGATGCGTAAATATCAAAGTTTACAGTATCAGTTGTTGAAAAGTAAGTTCCTAATAAGTTTGAATCATTTGGAGCTCTATCGTATTGACTTACTTCATTTGATGTATCTCTTTGTAGTGGTCCTTGTAATGATGATGACTCTACCCTTACTTTATTATTACTAAGGTTTAAGGCGCCTGCTGATGGGATTGATACAAAGTATGTATCAACTTCACCAGAAAGATTATCTGGCTGACCATGTTCATATGACGCTGATAATATAAATCCTCTATCTGAAGATGTGAAATGTTGATTAGGGTGTCTTGATTGAATTGACCCACTAACATTATTAAATACACTATCAGGGAATATTCTATAAAGAACATTCTCATACGATGTATCTAAATCTAAATCAGTTGTGTTGGCGTCAGAATAATATGCTTCTCTATTTGCCGCATGTCCTTCGAGAACCTCAGATGCTAATTTTGTTTTGTAATATCTAATCTCTTGAATACTTGCAGTTGAGGTTGTTCCAAGGTAAGGCGACATCAGTTTGTTGTTGTCTGATGAACCACTTGAGTTCCAAATAAAGTTCCAATTATTATTAGTTGTTGATGCGGTTGCGTGAACTAATACATCACCAAAGTCATCTACATATGTAGCCCCTAAATGATATCCACCCGATGCAGATGAAAATCCTATAACAACATCTCTCTCTTGTACATACGGGAAGTAATCTGAACTTACTGATATTACTGGTGAACCACCTCTTAGTCTTACTCTGGCTTTCTTTGTTGCTCGTTGGTAATCCCAATGTAAGTCAATCTGACCACCATCTTTTTGATTTAATCTAAATACCGTATGATTATCTGTTGGAAGTTTACCAACATACTCAATAGTCTTTGGTCTAATATTGTTTATAGTATCCCAAATATGTTCACTTCTATTTTTACCATCTAATTGTAATTTGTAAACATATCTGTCGTGTTCATAAATGTTCTTTTGAGATTCTATTCTTGGACCACCATATTCTCTAATCTTTAAGAATGAACTTGGTATTCCGTATGATGATATTAATGTTTTAAATGAACGAGCCGTACCTTTTGTCTTGTAAATACCTGGCAGGTTATTTAACAATCGTCTCCAAGTCTCTTGTACAATTTCTTTAGTTGGTTTAGAATACAACGACCCTGATTGTTGTGGAGTACCATTTTGGTCAACACCAAATTCATATTGCCATAAACCTGTATCTGCATATCCATTATATAGTTTCCAACCAAATGATTCTGCTATTATGGATATTAGGTCATTTGCTAAACCATCTGCTGGGTGTTCTTCTCTTTCATTGATTGTTGTCAATGATTTTATGTAGTTCCAAGAAATGTCAAAATGTTGTCCCAACATATCTACAAATGTTTGATACTCTTCATTAAGTTTATCATCATTTATATTTACAGGAATAACACTTCTTAATTTTGTTGGGTTTTGGTGGTCATATAAAGAGGCACTTGATATTGTCTCAGTTAACCACGAAGTACCTTGACTCGATGTACTATGATACAATACATCTGGATTTCTTGTTTCTTTTGGATATGGATTAATAGTAAATGCTGAAGATGAGTGGTGAGTATAAATCTGTGCTTCATGATTGTAATACAACCAATACTCAAAGTCATCAAATGTACCTATAAGTTCTAATTTTCTTCTGTTAGATGAAGATATGTTTGTTAATGCCTCAGAACCACTTACATTATTTAATACACCAATTCTTCTATCAAATGCCTCAACTTGTTGTAACTTATAATAAAAGTTTCTAACTCGTTCTTCTGCTGATGAGAAGTTTACAAAGTTTTTAAAATCAGAATAATCTATATTTAATTTTACATTTCCAAGAGAACCACTAAAATATCTATCTATTATTTTTTGTTGTGTAGGTGCGCCAGAGTCTAATAAACTACTCCATGTTTCGTAGTCACTACTTGCACCACTACCATCACCTAAATCTATATTAAAGTTTGGGTCTGAGAAAAACTCAGTATTGTCTTCACCTAATTCGTTAAATACTATAACTCGTTCTATGTAAGATTTTTGTAGTTGTGCAGATGTTCCAATTGTATCATTTACATTTATTTCATCTGGCAGTGGACTATAAAGTTTTAATATAGCGGTGTCAACTGAAGTTACCGTCATGTCGAGTCTTTTGTACTGCATACTCCAAAAACTTGGAGCACTTAATGGTACACCAACTCCACCACCTGGACTTCCGTTGTTCCAAACACCTGCCAACTCTACTGACTCTCTAATACCATTTTCAGTAACATCTAATGGTAACGACCCTGATGTTGATACACTTCCTAAAGAAAACTTTCGTACCCAACTTAAAGTAGTGTCGGGGTTTTGTTTAAGTTTAAATTCATCAAATCTACCAGTAACCTCAAAATGCCAGTTGCCTGTAACAGGAGCGGTTTGTTCTGTTTTCTTTCTTACGATTACTTCAGTAAATGTATTGTAGTCCGATTCACCATCTAAATTCAATGAAGCTTCAATACCACCCGATTCAACTGGAAACCAAATACTATCTTGCGTATCACCTGGTGGATACGGTAAGTAGTCTTGTACTTCACCGACAATTGTACCATCAAATGCGGCGTTGATAATTGGTATTAAATTATTCTCACCAAGATTAAGCATCAATGGTGTGTAAGTTGTACTTGGGTCTGTAAATGAGTTTGCTTGTATTTGTTGATTTTTTCTATACAATGATGCAAATGCAGAAAGACCATCTTGAATAAATCCTTGAGAACCAATTACTTTAATTTCTTTTCTGTCTCCTGATATTTCTACAATCTTTAGGTTTGATAGGTTGTGAAGGAAATTATAAACTATGTTGTATGTTCCTTGATTGAACCCTGCGGCTCTAATATCTGACTCTGGTTTTACATATACAGTATAACCATTTTGTTCATCACCAATTTTTTGGATATTTCCATTTGTACTTGCGACAAGAGTTGCACCTGCGTAGAAGTGTTTTTCAACTATGGGAGTTGATACTCCTGGAACACCAACAATGTCAGCATCTCTAAGAGGCACTCTGATTTGACCACCATCAAGTATTGCTTGGTCACCATTATCAAAAACTTGACCATAAACTGGTTGTCTTGATAAAACCTCTTCTTGATTATAAAATCTATCTAATGCCATTCTTTAAATCCAAAAACTTACCATTATAAATATTTTCTCTCATTCGTTTCTTTACTTTAGAAGTTGTATAGTAATCGTACCCTTCTATTTCGTATAGACCCGTTGTCAATTCAGTTACATTTAAACTATCAGGCAACATTCTTTCTTGTAGAGTAACCCCGTTAAATGTTTTTAAACTTCGTTTATGATTTTTAACTCTTTTAAACTTGTTTCTTGCTTTAGATGGTCGTTCACATTTGTTTCTAAGACCTAAGTGGTCTTGCCATAATGCCTCATTTGACCATTTAATATCAATAAACATATTTCTTTGGAATCCTAAAATCATAGCCGTATCTAAAATATGTTTTAAGTATTGATGATTTTTTATTTCATTTCGTAAAACAATATCTACATCCATAGTTGGAATATTTGCACCATAAACATTTTCTGCAAATGCACCAACCAAATAAACTTTATAGTCTGATAAATCAACTTCTTTGTTAAAGTTGTTCCACCACCCTTTAAACTTATCGTACCTTGGTCTTTCCCATGGTGTTGTAGTTTCGATATTTCCTATTTTAAAATAAAACATATTTTTTCCTATGAATCTAAGTATCCACCACCACCAAACATACCATTATAATATGGGTTGTTAGGGTTGTATGTTGTTTGATTTCCACTTCCTGCTCCAGCTGGCGAACCTGCGGAGAATGGGTCATCGGTTACGACTCCACCACCACTTGTACCACCACCTCCTGAAGAGTTACCACCAGTTGTTTGACCTGTCGATGTTCCTATAAAATCATTGACTTGTGTAGGGAATGCATCGGGTGGGAAACCATATCCATTTGGAACTCGTGTACCATCATCTAATTGAGCAATCGGTGGCCAAGGAATTCCCTGCTGACCTTGGATTTCAGTAAAAGGTCCTGATAAATACATAGAACCCAATCGTGCTCCCATCCTAGCTCTTTGTTGAACTGATTGATTTGGAACAATTCCTCTTTCTGGAAAACTTAATTCTTTTATTTCAATGTCAAGATTATTAGTAACATCTGATTGTTGATATCTGGCTACTTTTGTTTTTGAACCATCATCTTTATCAACAAAGTAGATATTACCATATTGTTCCCCCTGTTGTTGAATGGGGTACGATACTATCTGTCCTCTGACATTTCTGTTTATATCTCTTATTCCTTGTACACTCATTATCGTACTACCTTAAAGTAAAAGTTGTCATCGTAATATTTTATGTCACTTCCTTGGTCAACCCTAAAACAGAATTTATAAAATCGTTCAGGTTGTAATCCGTTAAACCAAAAATTGAAATAGTTACCACTTGCGTCACAACTTAACTTTGTGTAGTTTGTATCGAATGGAATGATAACTTGTTCGGTTTGGGAATCTACTACTGAGTAATATGATGTAGTTGGTAAATATTTTATCGTCTTTAAAGGTGACGATTCAAATGTCCTTGTTGGATATCGGTCTCTACCAAATACTCTAATCTTAGCTTTAGAACTTTCTTTATATTCTGTTGAAAGATTCTTCACATATAATATAAGGTCATCGCCTGTTAGTGCGTTTAGAGACCCTGTTACAAATGTGGAATCATCCCACCTTGCTTCTAATACAGGTGGATAGATTGTATGAGTATCAGATGAAAAGAACTTTATTGAACCGAATTTTTTATCTGATGCTTCATCATTGTTAGACTTTTTAATAATAAGTCCGTTGTTAACCCTTGTACCATTAATCATTTCGTTTACATACTCTGTAACTGGCACATCCAAATTGTCAGTTGATTTTGTAAACACTTGTTTGTAATGTGTGCCTGCACTATAAGATGATGTGAACCATGTTCCACCACCACTTGTTTTAGCAAACGATGCTTCCCATAATGTATCATGGAATGCTGACCCTGTTAGGTCATGGTCTGTTGATAATATTTTAAAGTTGTCAATAGATGCACTTGATTGTATTGAACTTCCACTTGCAAAGTATGACCATCTAAATAAATGTTGTCCTGATTCTCTTGCTTGGAATTTTACTGTTGGTGTAAAACTTGATGTAATATATCTTATTGCATTATCAAAATCGTTAACATCAACTAATCTACCTGTTGGTGTTTGTATTGTAAACTCAACACCCAATGATTGGCCTTCTGCATTTACTCTTGGAAAACTTCCTGTGTCTATTGAAAAACTGGCAGTATAGTTTCTACCTTCTTGTAATGAAAACTTTCTATTTAAAGTTGCCCCACCATTGTTGGATGCACTTATATTTAAAATATCGTTAGCTATAAAGGCTGACCCTGTAATTCCTTGTGTGTTATCTATTCCCTCATTTATAAAATATGTAGATGGTAATCCACTTACATTTACAGAGAACTGGTCATTTACCAATGTTGATGAAGGTTCATCTTTAAAGAATAAGAAATTGTCAATTGAACCTGCTGACCCATCCGAACCATTTTGGTCAAAGAAAGAAAATTGTAATTTATGAAGTCCAGAAGCACTTGCCGTAAATGCCATTTTATATGTTGCGGTTGATATTAGTGATTCTTGGAATCCTGCAATCTCGTTATTTAATAAATCCCCTGAAGGGTTTACTACATTGAAGTCAACGCCTGATAAGGACTCTCTGTTGAAATCAAATTCTACTTTGTATATTTGCCCTGCATCTAATGACGCTGATAAGTTTGCCGTACCACCACTAAACTCAGATGCCGACATTGCCATCTTACCACCTGAAACAAATAACAATGGTTCATCACCATTTTGTCCATTAATTTTATCTACTAACTCAAACCCACCAAGACCTGATACAAAGTCTATTGAGGATATTAATGAGTTTATTAAACTTGAATCTTTTATCTCACCAACCAATGCACCTGTTACATCCCAAGTTTGACCTGTATTAGGTTCAACCCACGAACATCCCTCTTCGTGATGTGGTGTATCTGCTTCTTGCCCTAATCCCTCTACCCATGCTTGTTTGATTGGATAAACAAACAATTCGAAATCTTCTTGTAAGTCTGCACTTTCAACATTCTCTAATCGTAATCTATATTCAGGTGATGTTATTGTTCCATCTGAAACTGAACTTGAGATTTCAGCTAAGTCGAATTGAACCAATGCCCTACTATTTCCTAACAAGTTAGTATTAGATGGGTCATACAATTTATTGACCTCAAGAATTTGGTCTTTACCTGTATTCTGGTCCTTACGATTTGAATCTTCGTAAATTGTAGTATCTTTATTTGCGTATATTCTATAAATCATATTTTAACCCTTTAAAATAGTGGTACTACTTTTCCTCTAATATCTTGTTCTGGGAATTTTATCTCAAATATAGATGGGTCTTTAGGTGGATATACAACTCCCTTTCTTGTTGCGGTTACAATATCATATCGTTTGTTGGAATAACTTCCACCATACTTGTTAATGACTTGTAAACCACCAAGACCATCTTTATCAGGTCGTACCACACTTTGTACCCCATCCACTTCATCTAACATTACATATATATCAGATAATAATATCGGTTGATTAATACTTCTTTTATTAATTGTAAAATAGTCCTTTATCTTTTGAATACATTTTAAAAGTACATCATTAGAATTAAAGTTAGGTTTAACTACGATTTCAAAATCAATACCTACATTTACAATGTAACCATCTTTAATATTGATTGCGTCAGTTAATATTCTATAATACGATAAATAATTTCTTAAATTTTGTTTAGTTGCCGGATTTAAAACTGTTAACTTTTTGTTTGCGTCATATCCTAAACAATAAAAGTTTATAGCTAATGGATTTAAAACACTTTCGTTTGTTAACGGACCATCATCAAGTGGTGTCTTGATTTGAAAATCAGGAGCAACAAATGCTTTTGCTATTGAACCGAATTGTGGTGGTAATGCGTATGCTCTTACTAAGTAATCTTCTCGTGTCACATTTCTATTCTGTGCACTAAAATAAGCTTTTGCGTTTTCTCTTACCTCTTCAATCTCTTCTTCAAACTTACCACCAACCGCAGGTCTCTCATTTATTACTGCGATGGATTGTTTGATTTCGTTAAACAACGCCGAATCTAATCCTATGCCTGTTGTTTCTATTTCAACCTCGGCTACTTGGTTTAGGTCACCTGCGATTACATTATCAATTACACCAAGACCAACTCTGTAAGTTACTGTTAGTTCTTGATTTGCAGGAGCGATTCCATATGTTTTACTATATAAAAAGTTTGATGGGTCTAATCCTTGATTTAGATTTCCATTTGCGTTATATAATGCAGAACCCACATTGTCTGGATTAGGAAGTAACTCTTCATCTGCGTTTGCAGATACGCCTGCACCAAACTGAACTATGATTTCACCCTCATCACTTATACGAGTTATATATCTTTTAGGAACTCTTTTTAGTTTTAGTAAAGCGGGTGTATCATTACTAAATGCAGAATATGTTAATGAGTAGTCTGCCGTATTTGGACTTTCTGTAAATACAGTATCTTGGCCAAGGTAATCTACCTTAGTCCAAGTTTCACCATCATCGTCTGTTATTTTGATTACATCAATTAACCCATCCTCATCTTGAAGTTTTATCTTGTCATAAATCTTTGGTGAATCAAATGTAAAAGTCTGAGTCTTTTCTTTACCACTTGTTGCCTGTACATATTTCTTTAAAAGATATTTTACAGGTAAGTTTGTACTATCATCTACTTGGTATACTGATATTTCAGTTGGGTCAAACGATGATGAGTAATTAAATCTAATTTTTTGATTTGTGCTAAACTCGATATCACCATTTGATTCTGCGATTATTTTTGCACCTTCTTTTATATTTAATGCGTATCTAAAATCTGGTCTTACATTTGCACCACTACCAATTGCTGGTACTAATTGGAATACTGCCATATTTGTTGTTGCGGGTACATTTAATTTTGGTTTGTATCCATACGCCTGTGATATTGCAAATATGTTTTTCTTTTCTTGTGCTTGTTCTAATATAGATTCTCTAAGTTGAACATCAGTATAATATGAAAGTACATCCCCAACATATGAAGATAGTTCCAACATCATCATACCTGGAGAGGACTCGTTAAAGTCGTTAAAAGTTTGAGGGAAATAAGTTTTTGTAAAGTCTACAAGATTCTGTCTTATAGAACCAAACTCTCTTCCTATTAACTTAACATCTTTTTTAATTTTATCTGCCATGTTGTATTACCCTATGCTATTGATAGACCACCTTGTTCATCTATCCCTACTATAATTATCTTGTTTGCTCCAGTTTCTCCTACTGAAAATGAAAATGAAAAGTTTACTCTGTTATTATCTGCTTCAGTATCAACTCTAATTTCTCTCATTTTAATGTAAGGTAACCAAAACTTAATATCTTTTTCAAGTCCACCTTTTAATCTTTCGATTAATTCGTCTGTTATATTTTCAAAAAGAAATGAAGGTAAGTCTGTTCCAAACAAAGGCTGAAAGGGTCTCTCACCCTTTCTTGTAAGTAATAAGTTTTTAAGATTCGATAATGCCTGTTCTTCTGTTGTCATCGTACTACGAAATATTGGAGCACCACCCAATGGGAATGGAATCCCAATTGCAGTATTCTTTTTTAAATCTAATGGATTTATTTTTTTCGTAGGTCTTGTAGCCATTATACTCTACCCTTCTTCTTGTTTATTGCTTTCATTAAACCTGAATAATCTTTTGTTAATGCGTTTCCTACACCAGAACTCATCACTGCGTTTACATCAACCGCTCTACCATCAGAATCTTTTGTTGGTATCATTGATTGTGGTGTTGGTGAACTACTGAGTCCCATCATAGATGACATAGTTGCTCTATCCATTCCTTGTGCATTATTTGCAGTCATAGTTCCACCACCCATTGTTGGCCAATGGTCAACTGTTTCATTTAATAGGTCTGAGAATTTCCCACCCTTAAATTTAACATTTGGCTTCTTAACCTTTTTTGTTGGTTGTGGTGTACTCATTTCTTGAATAATAGATTCACGAATGGCAAGTTTCTCTTTTGCCACCTGCTTCTTTACTTCTTCTTTTATTAACAATCGTATTGCTTTTACAAATTTATTAGTGTCCATAATAATAAATAGTTTTATTTTAATTAATTTTTCATTAAATTTAACTCTGTCGTTATTTTAGCGATTCTTGCTTTGATTCCAGTACATTGTCCTTTCAATGCACCACCTGCGGAAGCAAGTGGGGCATTTACTCCTACATATTTGTTAGGTGTTGTACTAATGTTTGGAATAGCTCCATTTGAAGCAAATCCACTAACCGCATTATTTAACGCATCGAGTTCGTTTTTAATTTCGTCTATTTGTGTAAACATATTATCCATCGCAGCTTTCCATGCTGGTGTTGATATATTCACATCTTCTGTTCCTGCCAATATAACTCTATCCTTTTTAGCATTTAATAATACTCGGTCAGAGTTAACCATAAATTGTGGGTCACCCCATAGGTTAGCAGGTGTTACTCCTAAAGAAAATGGATGTGCTTGACTTAAGGATATAGTTTGTTTGGATGTCATATATAATGAAGTATCATCCTCATCAACTTCCTCTATAACAAACTTATTCCAACCACTTGAATTTTGAGTATTTCTTAGTATTGTAATTGGTGATGTAGAGTCACCTTTCCAACTTGGTTTTTCAGTTGTCTTAGCACCAGCTGGAGTATATCCAAGTCTGATTGATTGTCCAAACCTTCCTTCAACTATCACATCACCACTAAATGGTTGTAGTGCGGATACACCACCCACCTCTTCAAATCCAAAATCAAATTGAAAAGGTTTAGTAGAACTTGCTTGTGGATTACCTGCAGATGCTTCTGCATATCCACCCGAGTCAGCTCCATCACCTTCAAGTGTTGTATATCCTGATGGTAATGCGTTATGATTTGTATTCCTTTGTAATGACAACGGAGTTACATAATACATTCGTGTTCTACTTGATAGTGCGTTGGAATCAGGACCTCTTTCATTAATAAGGTATACCATTTCCCCTGCAACGGGTACTCTTTTTATGTTGGTATCCAACGGCCATGCAATTTTTTCAACCTTAGTTCTACCTGATGCCATATTTACTTCAACCTTAATTGAGTAAAGTAAATCGGAATCAGAGTCTTGTAGTTTTACTTCTGTAACGAGACCTGTGGCCATTATACTTCTCCTGCTTCTTCTTTAGGTAGGTCTTTTTCAACCTCATCTATGGCGTCCATCAATTGTCTTTTCTCTTCATCAGACAACATATAGTTTCCACCATCGGTGTTATTATCTTTCATCATTCGTTGAACAATTGCTGCAAGTTTTATTAATGCGTCATCGTTCCTAACGGATATGTCGAGATATTCCTTTATTAAAGGAACAACTACTGAGGCATCATTTAGATTCTTGACCATTGGTTCAAGTTGTGCAATCAGTAGTTTTATTTGTCGGTCTTTCTTTTTCTGATTAGAATAAATGTCAGCCATTACATCTGAAAAAGATTTACCTTTAAAAATTTCATCGTCTTTGGTCATTGAATTCCTCGATTCTATGATTTATTTCTAAGTGTCCTTTTGATACAAAATCGATGTACAACTCTTTATATACATTTTTTAATTTACCAATTACTTTTGTAATATATTGGGTTTGAACACCAGTTCTCTCTCTAATAAGTATGTAAAGAGCCTTTTTGTTGTAAGAATATAAATCATGTCTTGTTCTAAATAGTTCTGTAACTGAGTCTGCTATTTTTTGTTCTCTATCTTTAGAAAACAGCTTGTATAGATTTGCGTCAACATATCTAACATAGAAATCAAAAAAGTCTGCTATTGATTCTTTTAACTCCTTATCGTAAACTTCGTTACCTATATTTCTTGAACTATCAATATACTTTACTTCGGTCTTTTGTTTCATTCTTTGATAGTTCTGATTATTCTCATTGAATAAATAGTTTCTTGCTACCACAGTAAAATAAGAAAACGCCCTACCATTAGCTCCATTAAATTTATGAATCTTTTGGTTTAGGAACGCAACAACATTAGCTTTGACATCATCATATGGGACATCGAAATAATATGTCTTATATGTGTGAATAACATTTTCAGCTAACTTGTCAAATGGATAGTGAATAAATCTATTGTAGATTTTATTCTTCATCTTATAGTCGTCTGAATTGTTGTATGCGTTAATAGCTATTTCAGTAATCTTCGTGAAATACCTTTTACTCCTTTTCCTTCGTTTCCTCGGCATAATAATTTTCAAGTTTTTCTATGATTGTATATAACTGCTTAAATACAAATCCAGTTTCATCATCATTTTCAAATGCTCCTTTAGTATCTAAGTCCTTCATCTTTTGCATTGAGTCGTCTATTTCCTTTGCAAAGTCAGATATAAATTTTTCTTGTTCTTCAACAATTTCTTCAGCAGCTTCATTCTTTCTCAGTAAATTCCAAGTAGTGAATGCAAATACTATTGTTGTTAAAGACAATATAATAATTGTTTGTACCATAATTTTAATCTTCTACGATATCTTTAAATGCATCAAATACTTTTTTAGTATCCTCAGTCGATGTCTTTGAGGTATTAAATGTATCTGATAATTTCCCTTTTGTAGATGGTCTTCCGTTTGGATTACGAGTTGACTTTACTGGTGCCATCTCTTTTTGCCATCTTTCATACTCATATCTAGCTGCATTGATATCTGCTTGATGCATGATATGAGGTAGAGGTGTTTTAAGGGTTTGGTCTTTATTGAAAGTAATATAATACTTTTTATTAGACTCGTCATACAACCCATCTGTAAGTTGTATTCCTATCCACTCCTCTTCACTACACTTAACTCCAAAATAGTTTAGAAGATAAAAACTTCTAAGACTATGGTCCATATAATTTAGGTTTGGATTTGTTTTGTAAATCTTACCTTGGTTTTTAACATGCCACTCGGAGTCGTTTTTAATATAGTGGTCTTCTTCAACCGAACCAAGTTTACCTAAGTCGTGATGTAACGCCGTAAATATAAGAGACTCTTTACTGAGTCCTTCTAAATCAAGACCCCACTTTTCTTGTAGGTCATATATACTAAGTGCGTTTCTTGTAACTCTAAGTACATGGTCAATGTATCCACCAGGAAATGCATTATGATAATGTTCAACTGATGATGCAGGTGTATAAATTATTCTCTCTTCAAAATGGTCATACATTTTGTTTAGTGATTCTAATCTCTCACCTGTAAATGTTTGGTTGATTAATTTTCTAAATTTTTCGTAATTACTTACTAATTCTTCTGCAGTAAAAAAGTTTGTCATTTTATATTATTTTATCTATTATTCCAAGTTCTAATGCTTGTTCTGAAGATATAAAGTAATCATTGGACGATATACTTTCCCAATGCTCTTTATCTTTCTTTGTACACTCATCCATAAGTTGATTACAATCACTTTCTAATTCTTCACTAAATTTAGCATTTGATTTTACATCACTTAATTTACCTACTACAACAGTAGACAATTGGTGTACCATAATCTTTGAGTGTTTGGATGCCATACGAGTACCCGTACCACACGCCAGTAATAATGTTCCTGCGGACATCGCAGCTCCCCTAACAATGATATTGTATTTGATACCTTGTTTTTTCTGAGACCTCATAAAGTCAATTAACCCAAGAGTTTCAATCACATCACCGCCTGGTGTATTCAATAAGATATTGAATGTCTTAACATCGCCACCATTAAGTTTGTTTAGTAATCTTGATTTTGATATAACATCAAATGTCATACCAGATTGGATTTCACCTTCTATAATAATAACATTATCTTGAGTGTCTATTCCATAATCAAAATGTCTGAAGTGTTTTCTATCAGGGTCTTTGTCTGGTGCTGATGCTTGTTTTCTTTCAGCCTCAGTTAACTCTTTATCATATCTAACTTCAAGTTCGTCTTGACTTGTAGTTGTCTCATTTCCGTATAATTCGTCCATAGGTTTAATTATAATTTATACTAATATACAACATTTATTTGTAATTACCAAATCTTATTGATGTTATTTAAAGATTTCTCCATGCAGCGGTCTTCGTAGTACCCTTAGTTATATTTGCAGAAGGTATTTTTTTAATTACAGGTGGTACATTCTCACCATATAGTTCTTTTGCATCTTCGTTTGGTACAAATCTAACTTGCTCATTATCATCAAAAGTTCTTACTTGATTTTCTGGTTGACTTTCTTCCAAAACTTCTTGTACTTCTTCTTGCTGAGGTTCTGATGGTTCTTCCTCATCTTCTTCAACAATGGGTTCGTGATAATCACTATCAGGGGTAACCCCACCATTCCCATCATGTATAATATTGTCTGTGCCGTTGTCATCTTTTCTTCCTAATAATTTATTTAATGCAATTACCATAGCGATTGCTAATGGGTCAAAAACAAATACTATTAATAATGTAAACCAATTAACAATTACATTCATTGGTTTCTTAGTTAACTCTGCCATATATCTAAGTGGACCTATCTCAGCCGCCACTTCGTTATTTGATTCAATATCTAATACTTGTAATTCAAGTTTTGTAATTGAGTCAGTTAATTGTTCAAGTTTCACATTTATACCTGCCCTTGTTTCTACCGCGGTATTTAATTCTTTCGTTAACAACTTTCGAGTTGAGGAAGATTGTGTTGTAATAATTCTACCCAATGTATCTGTATATTGTATTCTGTTATTAGAGATACCATTCCTCAAATCAAGGATAGATTTTGTTAAATTACTTTTTTCTATATTGTAATAATCAAGTTGTTCTTGGAATCGGTCTCTCTTTAACTCAATTACTTTAACTTGTTTTTCTACAATTCCCAATTGGTCTGCGGTTGTTTGATATGCCGATGTTAAGAATCCGTAGATACCTAATGATGTAATCACCATCAGTATACCAACTGCAAGAGTTAGATACCACTTCATCCATCCTGCTTTACTCCAATTATTATGTAGGTATGATGCGGTCACAAGTTTTGCTACTTCTAATGCAGCTGCCATAATAATAACCTCAAACCTGGCTCCTGCGAACAAAGAACTCAATCCAAATACTGAATAGTAAGCTGCAGAACCTGCTACTGAGAAGGTACTGATAATCATTAATAGGACGAACCCATTTGACCTGTTGAAAAGTTTTTTCATTTTTTTTCCTAAAAATTGGTTTTACTAACTTTTAAAATTGTACTTATATAAGACAAAGTCGCTAAGTCGCTAAGCTTCACCCGTACTTAAGTACTCTATAAATATCAAAAGTAAAAATAATAAAACAAATAAAAACAAGCTTTCCCCATAGTTGTGCCCTTTAGTGTCTACTAAAATTGGAAAGATAATTTAGAACAGTCAGTTCTTTTGCCTTAGCTTCAACCACAATATCAAGGTCATGACCATAAGTTTTGATTTCAGAGTACAAATAATCTGAATGTGCCTGTGCTCGTGCAGTCTCATCCTCAAGTGTTTTTGACTCAGAGTAATGAACAACTGGTTTGATATCACCCCAAGTGGACATCGCCAACTCCAATGCTTCTTGTTCTGATAACCCACCTGTATTGAATGTATGGTGGTGATAATCAAAGACAATTGGAATGCCAGTCCTTTTGTGTATATACATTAAGTCCTTGACAGAATACATACTTGCCTTGTCATCATTCTCAACAGTAAGTCGTGTCTGAACAGATTCAGGCAACTTCTCAAAGTTTTTACAGAACCTATCCATAGCGGACATCTTATCACCATACACACCATTACAATGAATATTGATTTTGTTGTAAGGAGTACGAGACAATCCCATCAAGTCAAATATCTCACCATGAATAGTTAAGTCTCTAAGAGTATTGTTTACTACTCGTTCATTTGGTGATACAAGAACATTGAATGGGCCAGGATGAGATGTGATTCGTTGACCATACTTTTCTGCCAGATTACCTGCTCCCTTGAGGAGTGTAGATATCTTACGATAATCAGGCATATCTGATAACTTGAACTCACTAGCCCAAGGAACTAAATCAGAGGTCATACGGAATAGATTGAATCCGTTCTGATGATTCCACTTGATAATCTCAATAAGGTCTCTTGTGTTTTGTAATGCGAGGTCTGATGACCTTGTGATTCCTTCCTTAAGGAATGTTCGTTTAATCATACTACGATTTGTAGTAATCTTGTTTTTGCGTAGTGTCATATTGATACACGCGTAACCTAAGTTTGTCATTTTTTATTATTTAATTATTATACAATATACGAAAATTATTTTACAATTCCAAATTTAAAAGTTACCATCCGCAACTTGAAAACAAGTAATACCATTCGCTCTCCACATATCAACAACTTTGTTTCTATCATCGAATGTACAGAGAACATTGTCTTTACCAATATCATTTAACCAATCTTGTTTTAAGATATCATCGGGAGTAAAATCCTTCAAAGGTCTCATAAACAATCTGCTCCAAGGAACTTTGTGTTTGTTTAACCACGACTTGGTAGTGTGAATAGTACCTTTACTTCTACCACTAAAGATAATAACCTTGTGGTCAGTAGACGCCAACATCTGTGCCATCTTTATAACAGGTATATTAGGTTTATCCAAACTAATATTTTTAGGGTCAAAGAATTTGTCCCAATCTAACTTACCATTTGGCTTAGTAGATATCTTTCTTCTATCATCGATAAGAGCGAGAGTACCATCTAAATCAAAAATTACTATGTTCTTCATACTATTAAACTTTACATAGTAAAGATAATAAAAAAAGGGGACTCTGGCAAGCCCCCTATGTTAAGAAATTGTTAAATCTCATCGTACTCTACATCTGTAACTTCTTGGAGAAAATAGAAGTAACCATCACTTCCTCTGAGTACCATATCGCAGTTTAGATATTCTTTCCATGTTTCCACAATCGGTCTTCTTTCTTCATGGATTTTTCGAATGATTAAATATAGCGTATCATTATGTTGTAACTTCTTATATCTAAACCACGAATATGCTGACATCTAAACTACTTAACTTTTACTGTAATATTCTTTGCTTTCCTATCCTCATACTTTGGAATCTCAATATTAAGAAGACCATCCTTACAAACGGCTGATGTAGAACCTAAGTCGAAAGACTCGTGAATCTTATACTTTCTTTCAAGTTTACGATTATCCTTTTCAGCTTTGATTAAAAGATATCGGTCTTCAGTTTTCACATCAACATCTTTGTTTGATAGTCCAGGAACTTCCAACTCAATTTTCAAAACATCATCCTTAACCCAAGATGTTGGTGTTGAAATACTTTTTGCATCGGTGTCCCAATTTAACATTGAATCCATAACAGTATCAAAATTGCTATAAAATAAATTTGTCATAATAACCTTTTTTTAATTAAACATTAATTTCTTTGATTATTATAGTACCAATTGTGTACCAAATGGATTTGTATGACAAAATGTTAGTTTTGTAAGGTTATAGTATGACAAAGTGTCAGTTTAAGGATATAGCTGGTCCTTGTTTTATGACACGATACTTTCTTGTGTCCTCGAAACTCTCTTCAAGTTCTAACATTAAACCATCCATTTGAAACATTCGGATAGTATCATTCATCATCTTTTCATTATCACAAGTTATCCAAAGAGAATCGAAATCAAGTATAACACTAACCTTTGTAGTTTTTGGTTTGTCTTCGGGCTCTGGAATGAATTCGAACATAGGTTCATCGAAATCCTCATCTTCGAAATCATCGTCCTCAAGTTCACCATAAAGGTAGTCATGCATATAATAGACTTTCGTCATATCATCTAAACTCATGAAGTAATTAAATTCTGGCTCGTCCCATTCCATGATACTCCTTTTATTATAAGTATGACTCATGGTTTGTCTTTCCACAATTTATTTAGATATTCTAAACCTTCTTTATTGATAATCGTATTATCTGCTTTTATAAAATCAATGTAGATATCAATTATGGTTTGTACAAACTCGCTGGTAAACCTATCCTTCATCTGGTTAAGTTTTGCCCCCATATTAACAACATAGTTAGTATCAGGCGCCTGCTCTGAGTCTATAAGAGAATGAATCTTGTTCTTAGCGATTGTGTAGTAGGGTTCTTTTTTAGCGACAACAACATCCCTAACTGATGCGACATAGGTTTCAAGGTCAGACTTCTCACCAAGCGTATCATCTGCCAACATATCAAATATGTCGGATGACGCGAAGTTCAAGTAATACTTGTCGTGCCTACGAGACTCCATTATCGAGTCTGAACAGAAAGGTAAATTTTTATCATTCACTAATAAAAGATTTTATAATCCTAATCTATATTTTTTCTTAGACAACTCAACTGCCTCAAAACAAGTCATGGCTAATTTATTTAACTCGGCCATTGTTACTTCAAATTCCTTATTGTCTATCTGAATGTAACCTACCTTAGTAGCTCCATGTGGGTGGTTTGAGAAATCAAATTGTTCGTGTACACGAAAATCTAAAGTGTTGTAGATATTTCCGTACTTCTTTTCGTTTCGTTCCTGTCTTTCTTGAGGAACTCCAAATGAGTGGTTTACATTACCAAGCCTCAATTTGGTTTTATTATACTTTTTCATAAGTAACTAATTGTTGGTTATATACCAATAAATAGTTTTCTCAATACTAATAAAGTTAATTTTTCTTACGATTTCTTCGAGAAATTCTATCAAACTTTTTTTCATCGAATTTCATGTCTTGTTTAAGTGGGTGTGTTCTGTTAAAATGTTGCTCTATCTGACAAGACCTACTTGCCCAATACCATGCATCATACACCTTCGATTGTGGTGGGATAAATAACTCTTCACCCACCACAGTACCAATACCACTCGATATGTAAAACATACCACTTGAATTCATTTGAACCTTTGCGTTAGGATACTTCTTCCTAACCTTTCTTTGGAATGACTTAAACTTCCTCGTCTGAACTTTGTCCATTTACTTTGTTTTTTAAATTCTTAGTAAGACCTTTATGAATATGGCAGGTTGACAATTCCTTATTTACAGAACATCTGTCAACCTTCTTACCATTTTCAAGGAGTACTTCATATACCAAACCTCGTTTTAGTTTAGTTCGCTTCGTCACCATTCCAACTCTAAAGTGGCCGTTTACTTTTAATATAACACTATCTCCTTTTTCGAATACCATTACTTTATAACCTTAATTATTTTTGTCTCAATTACAGAACCAACTTCGAACTCAATTCCTGAACCTTCGAAATCCTTTGTAACTTTCACCTCTGCGTCTGTAACAGACACTGCGTTAACAACATATTGTTCAGTTAACTTTTTTACTTTACCTTTGTCATCTGTGTGATGTACTTTTACTTTTGCGATGTAATACTTCATAATTTAATTTTAATTGTTTAACATATTATCTAATTCTTGTTCATCAACAAGTTTATATTCCCCATTTGGATTTTCCGAATGAGCGTCTTCATATATAGTGTGGTAGAAACTCACGAAGTGTCCTTCACCGATATCTACCTTTCCTGCAGGTATCACTACATACCCATAGTTCTCCCCTTGGTCTTGCCAATACTTAGCATCCCTTGGGAATTCATTTAATTTTGCCATTTTTCATTTTTTTAATTAATGTTCCTAAATCTCTACCTTTGTCGGTAGTCTTGTATGCTAACTTACCATCTTCATTGACTACCATACTAACCAATCCTTTGTCTACTAAATTAGACAACGCCATATCAGTTTCGTATCTTTGATATGATTGGTAAGCGTCCACAATAACCTCAGATAGAAAGTCTTGTGATTGTGATGTTTTTAAACCTTGTTTGATATAGTCTGCGAACACATCCCAATCGTTTATATCAAAGTTACCTTCCATAAGTTCTGAGACTATTGTTGAGGTAAACTCTCTAAGTTCTGATTCACTCCACCTCATCTTGTTCATCTTTAAATTCTACTAAACTATCTAAATATTCCATTGAATCAGAACTGCCTATTAGACAATCCACCTTCGGTCCGTTGTATCTATTCAACACCGACTCGGCGCCCCAATCTTCAACCATCTTTTTAAGTTCTTCTATGGTTGGTAAATGTACTTTATTAAATCCCATCTTTATTTTTTTTATCCCAAAAATGTTTCTCGTTTTCTTTTCCCATCTTCTTGATTGAATCCCATTTCTTTTTATCAATAGTATCACCTCTAAGTGACGCGTCAAGGAAACTTATCTTTTTTAATTCATGTGAATTTAAAGGTCGACTCTTTGTTTTTAGATATGCTGATTTTGAATCGAGATATTCTAAGAACCAATCAAAATTATGTTGAGCCATCTCGTCAAGTTCTTTATCCGTAAGTGGATTTTCAGGGTCGTACTTTGTAGTCATAACTTTAAATATACAAAAATTTTACTTATTTACCAAACTTTGTCTCTTCAATCTTTCAACGAGATAGAACTCATAGACTTGTTCTGCGTCCATTAGTCTACTCTTCATAACCTTATTCCAAAGACAAAATCCAAATTCTTTTTCTAATTCTTTTTTAAGAAGGTCTAATGTTTTTATTTCGTCACGATGACCTTCTTCATCTAATTTATTTGCTCGGACATTTTTCATATAAGACTTTTGCCTAGCCTCATTCACATATCCCCAATAGTCATTTGAATTTGGATTCTTGTAGTAACCTTCCATTACCTCATCGTAAATGGCAGAGGCCAGCTGTCTTGCTGCCTCTGCCTCTGAGTAATAATGAGAGTAATCGAAATCACCATTGTTAATTCTTTCTATCAAGGATTTTTTTACTGATAGTTTTTTCTTCCTACCATTTGTCCACCATCTAAATTTGTTATATCCCATATCTTAGTAAGGAGATTCTACTTCATCAGTATTAAACAAATCTTCATTCTCTGGAACCTCACCCAAAAACTTTTGGATGAATTGTTTCATATAAACTCTTTCAGACTGAGCCCCACCACTTTGGTCAAACATTGGGTAGATAGTAATCTCAGCAGCTTCACCTAATTCGAAACCATCGTAGAGTAGAGAACCAATCTCAACTGCCGTTCTCGTAGACAATGCGTTACTAAGTTTTGGATTTTCAGACATCAAGTCACCTCTTGTCATTGAAGTAATCTCAGCAACATTAGACAAAATGTTTTCATCAACCGAAGGATACATCATTTGAAGAAGTTGAGTTTCCTCTTCGTGAGTTAGAGTGTCCATTTCGATAACAGTAAATCTGTCTAACATCGCTCTGTCAAGAGCTCTTGTAGCGGTGTACTCATTACCGATGTTAGCCGATGCGATGAACGAAACACCATCAGCGACCTTGACAACAGGAGCGTTAGCCGCTTCATCTAATCTCAAGTATCTTTGACCTTGGTCAAGAACCGTCATTAGAATATTGTGAGCCTCAGGGTGAGCTCTCGTCAACTCATCAAGGATGATAACAGTATTTGGTGTTTGAATCGCCTTAACAAAAGGTGAAGTGTTGAACACCGTACCTTGTTTGGAATCGAACTGAGTGTTACCAATCAGAGTTGTTCTTGGGTCTTGAGTAGAACCAAGGTTGATGATGAAGGTGTTGTAACCTTCGAGTGAATTAGCCGCTGCTTTAGCCGCCATAGTTTTACCACAACCGGCAGGGCCAGTCATCATAATGTTTTTACCTCTAAGAATGTTTCTTACTAAGTACTTCCACTTTAGGGACTGCATGAATAACATCTTAGGTTTTAGACCTTCTGACTTTTCGTGAATGAAACTAAGAACATCAGAAGTCATCGCTTCAGTAGCGACAGAGACAGGTTCAGGTTTAGAATACTCAAGAGCGACAAGACCGCCATTAGGAGCGGTGAAGTTACCAACTGGCTCAAGGTTTTCTTCTACCTTAGATGCCGGAACTCTTGTGAAGTCAATCTTACCATCAGTTAGTCTACCACTAACTCTAACTTTGAACCCATACTTGTCGGGTCTTTTGAAGGATTGTCTTACCCTTTTGTAAAGGTTAGTACCTTCTTCATTGAACTCAGGAATCAAGAACTGCTTTCCTGCCGAATCTTCAAATAGAAACTTTCCATCTACTTGAACAATCTTTCCGAATACTGATTTTTGTGCTTTCATCATTTTTACTTTTTAATTATTAATTACTCTTATTACTTATTACTCTACTAAAGTACGACATTAATTTGACAATTCCAAATTTCTAATGTTAAGAAATTGTTAAATTTTCACCTCGAACTTTTTATTTAATGTTTTGGCTAACTGAGTCATGTTATCAACATTGATAAACTCTGAGTCCTTTCCGTACATTTCCTCAAACTGAGTCTTACTACTTCCATAGTATCCATCAGAGATAAAGTAAGATAGGACACCGACACCTGCGTTTCTAACTTTCTTAACTTGGTCAGCCGTATGTTTTACTGCGTAGTCACCACCATAACTAATTTCTTTGTTGTCAAATCCAGGCCATCCATCTGAGAAATTGATTAGGTAACTTTCTACGCCATTTTTTGTATTGGTCAACTCTTTTAGAATCGCTTCAAAACACAACCCTTCAGGAGTAGTTCCACTTGGTGAAATGTATTTAAACAAGTTTACAATTTTAGAAAACTTATCTTTTCTTGAATCATATGCAATCATCATTAGAGGTTGACATCCACTTCCACTATTGTAGTAGATACCTCTATAAGAAATCACTACATTCATATTGTCGGTCATCGATGCCGCCTTTGCAATCGCTACGGCTGCCGTTTGAGTGTTGTACCACTTGTCACCACCCATAGAAGAACTTGCGTCAATCGAGATGTGTACTAAACAAGGAGTCGCCGTATTGATATTGATTTGGTCAAAGATTTGGAAGTTACCGAAACCAATCTCGTGTAACATTCTACCATTTAACTTACCACTCTTCATTCTTGGAGTGTTGTCGATTCTCTCTTCGTTTCTTGTCTTAAGTTTCTTACCTAAGATAGTTCCAAGTGTAATACCTTTTCTAACTGCCGTATCGTTTGAATCAACTCTCCAACTTCCTAAGTGACCAATCATACCTGAGTCAATCAATGATTGATTTACATTTCTGATTACATAGGTCTGAACACCTTGAGATTGATTTCTCCAATAACCTTGGTCAAGTCCTTTGCCTGTAACCTCAGTTTCGATATCAGCTTTATCAAGAACATCGATTTTCTTTTTGTCAGCCTTAGTGATTGTAGTTTTTTTGATATCACCATCTAAGAACTTCTTTTGTTTCTCGATAGCGTTATCTAACATTTTCTTTTGTTTATCATTCAAAGGTTGGTAGTCACCGCCAGCACCATTCTTGTTACCGAGGCCAGTTGGTTGAGGACTACCTTCTTCGGTAGAACCATCATCCTTACCATCATCACCCTTAGAGTCTTTACCTTTACCACTTCCGTTACCTTCCATTGGTGAACCATCAGAAGTTGGATTGTCATCAGAAGACATCTCAGACTTACCATTAGTATCATTGTCATCACCACCCATTTCTTTTTCAGATGACTTAGATTCATACTCAGCGTCTTGTACATTTTCGTGGATAATCATATAAATCTGACCTGCCACTTCGAGTGCGTCATTTGATGTTCTTAGTCTTGAAATATTTTTAAGGTCAAGAAGATTCCAAATCTGTTTCAATCCTTTAAGAGCTTTGAGGTCTCTGTTAGAGTTAGTGATGTTAATCAATCTAAACATATAAGAATCCCAAGTCTCGTCTCTATGTTCTGAAGACTTAAGACCTTTGTCCACTACATTAGAGTGGAAGTACTTGTTATACATTGACTCATAGTACCCTCTATAACCAGGCGCTGATTTGTAAATGTAATTGTCAATTCGTCTGTCCTCAACATAGTTAAGTAAATCTTTTAACTTACTTACAATGTCTCTTCTTTTTGACCACCATGCGGTAGAATACTCATCACCATCTTCAACCATTTGAATATATGATGATAAAGTTTTTACCCAAGGTAACATAGATTTTGGAAACCCTTGAAGACCATTGTTGTCCATCAGAGTTTTTAACATTTCGAAGTCAGTAAGTTTGATGTGAGAACCTTCGTGAAGTGCTAACCCAACCACAGGGTCGAATTCTTTGTCATTCATTTTAGCTGATATAACAACCTCTTTACCATCGGTGTAACTATCATCACCCCTACCATTAAAGGTAACGGGAATAGGTTGGCCTGTAACGATACTAACGAAGTTACTGATTGACTTTTTGTATGCCATCAACTTCATTAAGTCATTAGACTTCTTCTCAATTTTGTTAGGTTCATTATCCGTATCCCATATTGACTTGTCAAGCCAGAAGGAAGAATAATTCATGTGGTTTGTATTTCGCATAATTCTCATTTTTTAATCTTACAATATAAAGATAAGACATTTTTGTCTAATTGCCAAATTTCTAATGTTAAGAAATTGTTAAATTTTGCCTTTATGTTTTTCTTTACGAGTATAGTGTTTCTTGCTTTTATGAGGCATTGGAACCCTGAGTGAATCTCTCCACTCTTGAAAGGTAAGGGTTACCTTCTCTAATTTGATATTTTTATCTGATTTAGCCATAATGCCTTATCTCTTTCTTTACTATGTAAAGATAGTGAATTAAGTTGGTATTGCCAAACTTTAAATGTTAAAATTTTGTTAAAGTTTTCAACACTATATGTTAATAACTATTATAGTTTACCTTCGTCTCGTAGATTTTGACGAATTTTTGTAGCAGATATATCGTGAATATCGCCTGGTGGGATGTGTTCTATTATATCGTAACCAACACCTCGACCATAGTTTACAGATTCAATATCAGGTATTATTATTATTCTAACTCTACCATCATGTATAAGGTCTTGAAGTTCTATATGTAGATTCTCGTATACTTCTTGTGGTGTATATGGTTGGTTCTCATTCGGTTCAACATCACGAATAGCAACACAAACATTCTTACCTTCGTTTAATCGTTGGTCGATTAACCATCGGTGTCCTTTATGCCAAGGTTGCCATCTACCTATGAATAGTGAGTACTTCATTTAATGTTTGTATTGGTAGTTTATCATCGGTACATAACCATATATCATCTGTACCTATTTCCATTGCGTCTGTATGGTAGTGTTCTCGTCCTCTAACTTCTTGTGTAAATAAGTAAAACATTTTAGGGTTTAAATCTAATAGTTCATCTCGTACATCTTTGTATGGACCAACAACTGATATGACTACATGAAAGTTTTTATGGTGAAGGAATCTGGCAATAGTAGTAACCTTTCTCATATTGTTCTTACGACCCTCTTCACTATAATCAGTATTACTAAATACCTCTCTCATAAAATCACCATCGATATGTATTACAGGGTTACCAATGGTCTTATACTCGAAGTGTTCTTTTAAAAGTTTTGCTATTGTTGTCTTACCTGCGCCGGGCTGACCATAGAACCAATATATCATTCGTACAACCAATTGTCAAGTTCTTCGACTTGAATTAAACCTAAGTCTTCTTCTCGATTTGCATCCATGATATTAAACTCATAAAATGGATTGTGTCTTTGTACGAGTGGTGTATCCATAAAGAAATTATTTTGAACAATACCAATACCCCAATCAGTATCTACTACGCAAACCTTTAAATCTGTTCTACTTGTTCTTAACTCATAGATTGCTTTCCATACCGTACCATTCCATTCTCTATATTCACCATCCACCAAGTAGTCTTCTCTTGCCATAAAAGAATTTGGTGGATTACAATCGTGTAATAATATGTAACCATTTGGATTTAGATATCTAAGAGAATTGTGAATGTCTTTTTTTACCTGATAAGATTTGTGTAACCCATCTATGAATACAACATCGAATCTATCATTAGGTCTTCTATCATCCATGAATCTAAAAAACTCATCAGATGTCATCGTATGGTCAACAGGATTTTCTTCGAACTCAACGCCAGGGTCTACACCCTCTTTGTGTTCACATTGTACTTTGTCAAAACAATGAGTAGGGTCACATACACCGATTTCAAGATACTTTTTAAAATCGTTCTCTTTTATTAGTTTGTTTATAATATCAAATCTATACATAATAAAATTTATTGTAGCCCCTAGGAGAATCGAACTCCTCTTTCCAGGATGAAAACCTGGCGTCCTAACCGATAGACGAAGGGGCCAGTATATTAGAGCGGAAAGGTGGAACTGCCCCACCATCTCCACATTGGTAATGTGGCGAGTTTCTTTTAACTCTTTTCCCGCTTAGAGCGGAAGGTTGGAACTGCCCCAACTCCTTTGTACTGGATGTACAACGACTTTCTTTTAAGTCTTCTCCCGCGATTGTTTACACAATATACAAAATAAAATTGACATGGCCAAATTTTTAGTGGAGAATATCGGAGTCGAACCGATGACCTCTTCGGTGCAAGCGAAGCGCTCTAGCCATCTGAGCTAATTCCCCAATAAAGATTTATCCTTTTAACAATTCCTTTTCATCCGATTCGGATACAGGAATGTCGTGACCATATTCTTTACCAAAGTTTTTAGTAAGTACCGACAACTTGCCAGTTGCGGATTCTAACTTACCTAATAACTTATCGATTTCTTCTGTGTGTTGTGGATGTTCACCTATCGCAACAGGTGATTCAAAGTAGATTGATAATGTCGCCCTTGCGTCCATTATTTCTGCAGTATACTTTGCCTCTAAGGCTTGGTATAATCTTCTTGATAATTTACTCATAACAAATTTGTTTTTAATAGTTAACTTTATATAAATATAATTTTATTTTTAATCAACGCTATATAGATTATATTTTAGCGTTATCTCTTCATCACTTGGGATTGGTCTAAGTGTAAACAACATTAGATTCCCATCGATATCTTGTCTTACTTCACAATTGGGAGTATCACTATGATTTATGAATCCACCCAATGGTGTTCTGATATATCCGTTTTCAAACTTATCGTTAGGTATATGAGTGACTCCTATGAATCTTGCGTGTGGTAACGACTCGGTTGAATACAATCCTAACCCTTCAATTTCAGATTGTTTAATTGTAACTTCTTTTGGTAGTGGTCTATATGTCATGTGGTTGGGTTAATGAGTTATTATACATCTCTGTTCTGTATTGTACACCGACACATTCATTCAATGCGAATGTAATCAAGTCTTTTTCAAAGATATAGTTGAGGTCTGTTCGTGGTGTTTCACAATATAATGCAGGTAGGAATTCGTCAATAACAAATATCATTTTTTTATACTTAGCTAAATGATTCTCTACTAACTTTTTAATTCCGTTCTTACTTAACAACAATGCGTGAGTTTGATATGAGTAGCCAGGTTTACATATCATATCATCTATTGGAGTATCTTGAACACCTTCAAATCCTGTTTGAAGTAATCTACCTAAATAAAATAAATCATAGTTCATAGATTTTACTTTATCAAGTTGTGACCAATCCATAGGTTTTTCAAATACAAAGTCATCTTCATATACAAGTATATTATCGTATCCATTCTTATATGCATCTTCACATATAGCGATATGAGATAGTGTACATCCAATCTCACCCAATGTGACATCTCTTTGCCAGTAACGATTAGCATTATCTTTTACATAGACATCACTTGTATTTAAGTTCCAATCTTTATATGCTTCAATCCCCATCAATTGCATATGATGAGTTGTCAACTTCCTACCATCAATACCAAGTACTTCAAATGGAACTTCATGTGGTAGTCCAACCTTGTCTATCTCTTTTAGAATAGATGCGATGTGTTCATCACTCCAATCTAAACTAACAATGTATATTTTATCTATCGCCTTTTCGGTCATGTAACTCCTGTTGTAGTTTCTGAATTTGTAGTTTGTCCTTTTGAGTTTGGGGTCTTTTCATTTTCAACTCAAGAATCTTCGCAATGATTTCTTTATCACTCATTTAGTTTTTCTTTTTTAATTGTGTTAGTATATCAGTTACAAACTCACCTGCGTAAACCTTAGAACCAACACTCCACTTAGTGTTAAATGTTTCAGCGACAGTCAACGCATCCCCACTTCTATATTGTTTGTCGGTTTTAAAATCATAGATGGTAAAACATGCGCCGTCCATTTCTCTTTTAAAGACCCATTGTTTTTGAACCTTACCATCAGCACTTGGTTCATTGAATGTCGGTTCACCGAATGCTTGAATTAATTGTTTATAAGACCATCCAATAAGATAATCCTTTTTACTCGTCCCATCACATAAGGTGGACGCTAGTTGTTTGTCTCGAATTAAATTGTATTTCATAGTGTGTTTTTTTTAATTTTTTCGTGTGAAAAGGAAACTTCGTTTCCACCTTGCACCTTTGCACCTTGGCGGCTTAGTCACTTTTTCATATTGTCGAACCACGATTTCCAAAAGTTGTACCAAAATATCCATGCCGTTATCGGCCATAGAAGGAACGACCAAACCCTTTGTTCGTTTGAGGGGTTGTAAGGTTGACTCAATGCTCCCTTTCTATCTGCCCAATCCAATATAAGATTTATTATGATTGTACTGATACATCCTACTATGATATACATAGATATATAATCAAATGTTGTTAATGTGTTCATATTATTAATTTAGTTATCTATAATTATCTGAATCGGATATAGTTGTACATAGGTTCTTTTGGATTACTCGTAGGTACGATACCTTGTCTATACGCTGGAGTATTAGTATCATATCTTTGAATTCACCAAAATTTATACCATGGTTTCGGTCTCAACTCAATCTCATCTATCAACCACTTCAATCTCTCACCTGCCATCATTGAACAATCCGATTCACATAACTCTGCGATTTGTTTCAATTGTTTTACTATCTTACTATTATCCATGTGATGATGAGTATGCCGAGTTCGTTGCTTTCTCTAACAACCAACTTGATGATTGAACTTTATCTCCAAGATTCCATACCATATCTACTCCCATAGAATTACAATAGTCCTCTTCTGGTACATTACCTTGTCCTCTATCACCACCATTTCCAAATGCCATAGGTAGTTTATCACCAATGAATCTATCATTAGTTCTATCTTTATAATCTCTACGGAAGATATTCACCGCAGAATAAATTCCATCACACACAGATTTATCACCTGCACTTCTTGGATTACATATAATAGTTTTAGTTACTCCCTTTATACGAGACATAATATATTCTCGTTCTTTCTCATCCATAAAAGGTTTCCCTTTCTTTTGAGTTAACCAATGGTCGTTATTTAGAATCACCCAAACTTCATCTGCCATCTCATGAGCTCTCTCAATCATTTCGAGATGTCCTTTATGTACGGGGTCAAAACCACCACTAACTAACATTACTTTAAACTTCTTCATCTAATGCCTGTTTAATTTGTGTTAATGCTATTTGATATGAGTCAACCTTACCTAAGTCTTTATCTTCTTCTTGTAACTTACTGGCTAACTGCATTACTTCTAATCGTATACCACATGCGTGTGCTTCGAATAGTATCTCTTCTATATGTTCTTCGTTATTCCAACTCATAGTGATTCCATGTATTGATGAATTAATATTGATATCCCAACAACTGCCATTACTATTAAAGAAACTTTAATCCCAAAGAAACTACTTTCGTATTGTTGTCGACTTCTTCCTTGCCTTAGCTCTATATCTTCTCTTGTCATTTCTATTTTTTCTTTTGTCGTGTTCTACAATTTCTTTATCCCAATTGTTATGTCTGTTATAATAACCTCTCAACTCAGGGTCATTTTCCATATCCCTTCTTTGAGAAGTATGTCCCCATCGTATTGCGTATAACAAACCAAACAAGTATAGTGAGAATATTACGAATCCTATTATAAACATTCCTACCATTATCTTCTTCGTTTATAGTTATCGTTTCTTCTCTGTCTGATGGCTACTGATGCTGCTAGTATTGATGGTACCCAGATACCAACAAATATCCCTTCTAACTTCAACCCACTAAACCATAGTGATACTGAATATAAGAATGATATGAATGCTAAAACTATTGGATAGTATACTTCCCAAAAGTCCATAATTAATTTTAATTTCTTTTTCATAATTTTTAATTTGAATTTAATGCGTAATCACTTACCTTTGTAAATAGCCATGCTTGACCTGCCCCACCTGCGGAGTCTGGCTTCATAACTACCATTTTCATTCCCTTTAGAAAGAACATCAATCTATATTCCTCATTTTCTTTTTGGACATATAGATACTCTTCTTCTATTGTGAATCTTCCTGTTGAGGTTTCTTTACCATCTTCTGTATGTGATACTCTTACAAAAGTGTCAGCCGAATCCCCATAGTTCATATACAGAATACTTGACCCATCCCACGATGACCAAGTTCCATAAATGTTTTCATTCGATGATTGGAAACCCATCTTAGGTTTCTCATTCTGTGCGTGTGTATTAAGACAATATGTTAGTGTCAATAATACAATCATAAATGTGTAAATCTTTTTCATTACATTAATGTTTTAATAAAGTGGATGGTCCATGCCATTAGTCCGTTCAGTTGTAATACAACTAAGTTCCATTGTTTCTTAACAAATACTTGAACTAATACACAAATAAATCCTATTATAAATAATACGGGTTCAACAGTCCATTGTCCTGCCATCAAGAATCCTGCTCCCATATAACCAACTCTTGATGACATCCTTTCGGATGCCGTAAGCTTTCTTTCTTTAACGAGAGTCTCTAAAAACTTTCGCCATGCTTTTATCCTTAAGGTTTTCTTTTTAGATTTCATATCCTAAATCTCTTCTAATATCTTTTTTAACAACTTGTAAATACTTCCATCGTTTCTTATCATTCACAAATGGTACAGACCAAAATTGTTTTGTCTTACGCCATCTTGAAAATTTCCATCCAAACACAAATGAGAATACACCTAGCACCAATCTCAACTTGACTGAGTTGAGATATAAGGTTCTAACAGGTAGACTTGGTGCTCCATGTGTGATGTAGGTTCTAACTTTCTTATCCTTTAGGAATGGCTTTGGATATGCATATAGTTTAGTAAAGTTAACAAACTTATATGCGAACCCTGGCGTCAATACTTCGTCAAAAAATATTTCCATTCTTGGAGTTAATCTAAACCACCATACAGGTGATATAAAATAAATTCTATCAGACCATGTTATTAAGTCTTGATAACCCTTCATTAATTTAGTTCTTGGTGTACTATAATTGTCACGATATAAATCAATGATTTTAAGTTGTTCTTTATCCTTATGCTTTTTCAGTTCTCGTTTAAGAGTTTTGAGAATACCATTGTAACAGAATGACTTCTTGTCAGGATGTCCTATAACTATTAGATTCTTCATTAGTTGTTTAAAGGTGCTTTAATTCTTGGGTGTGACTGATAGTTGATTAATTCATAATCAAACTCCCCATTCATTATATCTACATTAGATACCTTTAGTTGTGGTAAGTCATAACCAATTCTTGTTATTTGTTCTTTTGCTTGTTCAATATGATTATTGTATATGTGTACATCACCAAGCGAACCAATCAGTTGGCCAGGTTTGTATCCAGTTTCTTCACATAGTAATAGTAATAGTGTACCATACGATGCTATGTTGAAAGGTAACCCAAGGAAGACATCAACGCTTCGCTGATTCCATTTAAGTGATAACTTGTTTTCTGAGTCTACATAACATTGGAATCCATAATGACAGGGAGGTAGTTTCATTAAGGAAAGTTCTGAGACATTCCATGCGCTGACAAGGTGTCGTCTTCCATGTGGGTCTTCTTTCAATGATTTAATTAAGTTTTTAATTTGGTCATGACCATCCCAATTCTTCCATTGTTTACCATAGATAAATCCAAGGTTACCCCATTGTTTTGAGAAGTCATCATCCTCTAATATTTTTTGTTCGAATTCTTTGACATCGTATTCAGGGTCTTCTAAGTCCCAATGATGTACTCGTTCATATACTTTGTATGCATCGCCAGTCCAGATGTGACAATTGTTTTGTAACAAGTATCTCAAATCAGTCCTACCTTTTAAGAACCATTTAAGTTCAGTCATCACAGATTTGACTGCCATCTTCTTGGTAGTTAACAAAGGAAACCCGTCACACATACAATGTCTGATTGTGTAATCAAATAAAGATTTAGTTCCGTAGCCAGTTCTGTCGGGCTTATCGTAACCGATATCTAAAATTTCGTCTATTAGGTCTATGTATTGACTATCTATTCTATTCATGATTCTATATTACATTGTAATATACAAATTTATTTTGACTTATCCAAATTTATTTTTGGTTTTTTGACTTGAATCTTTTTGCTTCGGATGTTTTACTATGTTTAGTCTTTCTACCCTTGACTCTTTTACGCCATCTTTCAAACGAACTTCTCTTCAGATTCTCTCTCATAATCTTACGGACATCATTCTCTTTGATTCCAAACTGATGTTCAATCGCCTCAAAGGGAGTCCTATCTTCCCATGCCATTTCTATGATTCTATCTATATCTAAAGTGTAACTCATAACCGATGATAGTCCCGAGTAGGAACAATTAAATTTTGATTCCATGTTTCTTTTTATATTTTTCTAAGAATGATTCACCAACTCCGACATCTAATATCTTACTGCCGATTGGTATCTTTGTACTACGAGGAGCCAGTAACTTATCGACATGAACATCGAATGACTCTACTCTAACCTTCCTACCTCGTGGTGGGATGTATGCTACTATTGTTGTATTCATAATGAATTATTTTTATACATAAAGATATCATCTACTATATAGTTTATGTTTAGATGAGCTTGTTTAATGTCACCATTATCAATTAGCTCTTTAACTTTTTTTAGTCGTTCTATTATTTCTTGTCCACTCATCTTGCAAAAGGTATTGGGTTGTGTATAATTTTTAAATGTCTATTGTCTAAATGAATTATTTCACCTAAGTGAAGTTCCCACTTGTCCGTAAGTTTTTTATCGATACACTCGACTACCATATGTGTGGGGTTCTTGTGATATGCGTACTGAAAGTATATGTACTTGATGTCTTTATCCTTCAGTCGTTTGGTCCAATAGGGTGTGTTGTCTCTGTACTCTATTGGTTTAGTCCCATTCATGATTCTTTCAAATGGGTCTCTCATCAAAACTAAATGTAAAACTTCTTTATCTTTCCAAATCATTTTAACCAGGTTAATAATATGTTAATTGAAATTAGTATGTTAGTAATCACCGCCTGTAATATGATTAATGTTCTAAACCTTGCAATTCTATCTGCTTCTTTGTCATCCTCACCAATCTTCTCACCTAAAGCTTTCGCCCATAGTCGCCACAACTTCTTCATTATTTCCAAGGTAACATTGTTAGTCCTACTTTATTTAGTAGGAACTCCATTATAATAACAAAGGTTAAACCACCTATTATTTGCCATGCCCAAAACTTCCAACCTGTCAATCCTTCTTGCCACTTACGGAATCGACTTTTCTTAGCCCACTCGTATACTCCTAACTTAGAATTGATTTTGTTTGCCCACCATCCGATATCAAATAGGTTACCAAACATGATTAGTAGTTTTCTCATTTCTTCTTTTTCTTTTTTGGAATTACATTTCCGTTCTCGTCAACCACAGGTGCGATTTTTATTTCATAAAAAATCCATAACCAAATAACACCTAATGTTATAAATACTACTTTTGCCATAATCTAATCTTTGTATCTTTTTTTCTTTGGTTGGAATATAGGTATCGTTACCGACATACTTACTCCACCAAGAGTTGTAGCGAATATATCTCTTTCATCGAAATCACCACCCCTTATATTATCAAGTAATTCTTTTGCAACTCCTGCAGCCAATGATGTACATAAGCCAGTTATCATCGCCCTCTTTTTATCTTGATGTTTATTGTAAGACCATGTGTAACCTAATGCTGATGTAACTACCCCTGCACTAAAGTGTAATTGTTTATCATTTTCTTTTAACAATACAAATGGATTGTATGTTGTTTGACCAAACATTGTGGTCTTAATAAATAATATAAGTGTAATTATGAATAATGTTCTCAAGATGATTGCCCCTATTTGTTTGAGATTCACCACAACTTCTTTACTATATATATTCACTTTTTGTTATTACTATTTGTTAATATAATATTTTTTATATAAAACTCTACCCCCTGCGCGTAGTATCATTTCATCGCCTGTGACGACTTACGGGGTTCGAGTTAAAGTTTGTTTATTCTTATAGTTCGTTTATCTGTCCTTGGCCAGTCCTATCCACATTGAAACCAATAACAGGTTTGTATCCAGTCAACTTGTTTTGATGTTGTTGAATCAGTTGTTTAGTTAGTACTAACTTCTCAACATCCTTTTCCGTTTCTATCCAATCCATGAATAGTTTAGTTAACATATAATTTTTAATTGTTTTAATCATAATTTTTAATTTTTATTTATAGTGTTCGTCTAATAACATCATAGCGACCTCTTCACTAATCATGTTTTCGTTATATAGTTTCCAAATTAATTTTGTCATAATATTAAATAAATAATTTGTAATCCTTTTCAGCTTTGGTAGCCGCTACCTCATATGGGTGAGACACATAGTCGTGACCCATATTGTAATATCTCTTAAACCAAATTGGTGATTGTAGATAATGTTGGTACTCGTGAATCAGAGTCTCGACTATCATCTTTCTACTTTTCATATTAGGATAGTAGATAGTAATCTCATTCATCATTGAACAATACTCAGCGTGACAACCATCCTCATCACCTTGAGCACCTTCTTCACCACTATACTTTTCGTATATGTTTTTGTGAAGTTCTACATAAGGAGTACATTCTTGAAACTTGGAAAAGCCATAATGCTTTTCAATCTTAGGATAAATTTCCTCAATTATCTGTTTTACTTTTTTTTCTGTCATAGACTTAATCATTATTACAATATAAAAGTACGCAAAACATTTGACTTTTCCAAATTTTCAATGTTAAGAAATTGTTAAATTTTACCTACAATCTTTGGACCTGATAGAGCCATCTCTACATAACCAAACTCTGGATACCTAAGTAGGTGTTCCATCTCGTCATAGTAAACCTTGTCCAAGTGTTGTGGTCTCGTTAACCTCATCCATAACTTAGTCCAGTTCTTCTGATTCTTAATCGTGTTGTGATATACAACTACTTTGATTCGAGTCTGTACTGACTTCCCACTAGCGATTCTCTGAACTTGTTCACTAATGTACTTGTCCATCCATCTATCAAGAGTCGGTGCACCTGATGCGCCATAGATAACAAACACATCATCGTTAGTTAGTCTTGCAACTTTCTTCAAGACTAAATCCTTGTGAGTGTCTTCGTAATCATAAACCATTTGATTACTATCTTCCAACTTCTTCTTGTCGAGGTTGTCTTGTACTTTGTCAAATACACCATCAACTTGTCCTGATGTTAATCCCATCAACATGAATCGTTGTCTCATACCAATAGTCTTCCACGAGTGTCCTGCCTTGTGGTGTTCCATACACTCATCAATAGCATCTTGTTTACTGAATGACTTACCTACATTAAAGTCTGCGTTGAGGTTATTACCCAACATCTGAACTTCAGTCTCTTGCATCAGAGAGTGAATGTCCTCATCAAGTATGAGACACTTTATCATAGTGTTCTCGGTGTGACCGATGTTCTCATCTCTCGTCTTCCAATATGCAGTCCTTGTGTGATTACCACTAATAAGGATTAACTCATAAAACTGACCATTGATAGTGACATCCTTTAATAATACAGGCATATCGTAGTTACCGATTTTGTTTCTTAACCTATCAACAATCTTTGATAGATTGTCGTGGTCTATCTCAAGTTTACGAACTTGCCACTTA